TAACATTAAAAGAACTAGCAACTAGTTGTATAATTAAATTTCGATATTCTTCTAATTCTTTATCAAAATTGAATCGCATTATTTGAAATGGGGTTTGCCCGGGTTGTTTATTAGATTTCGTTAATGTTTTGGAAGCACATTCATAACCACACTCTTTCATATAAAAGCAACTACGGGTATAAGGACTATCCGCTAGACTTACATGAATATTAATACCATGTGATGTAATTTGTGGTATTTTGCGATGGTAATGTTCTTCATCAAATACATTTACATCCTTATTAAGTTCGCAATCAATTGCATTCTCTTTTAATAATTTTTCTACCACACCTGCTTTTATAGCTTTCTTCTCACCAATTTTATATATTTTCAAATCGAATGATTCTCGATCTTCTAGTGTAGCTGCATATTGATATACAGATACATTGCGTTCTTGTGGTGGTAAATGCAAGTGGCTTCCAGTTCTGATTACTCGACCAATACTTTGCTCCGTAAGATTAATATTATGCCAAGGGTCTAGAATGTGCACCTCTCGATATCCAAATAAATTCAATCCTTCAGATGCTACGCTTGTTCCAATAAAAACTTTTACATTTTTCTCACGAACCATAGCTGCACCTTTATTAATATATTCCTTTGCAAAAGCAGATAAAGTAGGGTCACCTGTATAAAGAATATAATCCCCGCGATATGTTTTATCCTTTTCACCACTTTCAATTAGCGGAGTATCATGTTGCTTATATCGTCGGAAACCATTCATCTCCAATGCAATCGCAATAGGTTTTGCACCTGCATTTACGAAATTCGTATATATAAACACAGGACCGGCACTTTTAATAGCAATATCAATAATCTTTGCAATCTTTGCACCCCAATTGTAAAGTTCGGGTAATTTAAATCGCAGGGCATATTTATCATCATTAAATTCATAGGTCCATTTACCTTGCTGTTTTGTTAAAATTTGTTCAAGACCTTGGTCTCCAACTGCCAATTTAAGATTATTATTACATTCTTCTAGAGATTGATAAACTATATTACTCATTTGACTTTCAAATTGATAAGCTACTGTACTAACTTTTATTGGGTCACTTTTTCTGATTTTTCGTGATGACTTTCTAGAATGTTTACCATCACCGAAAATGGATTCTTCTAGAGAAATTATTTCTTCTGCAGAAATAGATTGTTCTTCATCTTTTTCCTGAATATCACGGTTATCTATAATATTACCATCCTCATCTGTTAGGATGAGTTCATACTTATCATTACATTCACTAGTATTCTTGGCGTCCTTGGCATTCTTAGAACCAGGTTCGCATAAATCACCAGATATATCGGAATAAGATAAATCACTAATTGTATCTTCATTAAAATCAATTAATTTATCATGTTTAATATGATATTTAAATATCTTCAATTGTTCACCACCTAAAGGACAATTTACTAATTCCAAATATTTTATGCGGTCATCCTTTTCTAAACGATTTCCTTGATAATTCTTATTAGGATATTGGCGCACATTTAGAATATCATTTGGTATATTATACTTTGCGGATAAACGAATAGGAAATTCATAAGGATTACTACCACGCAAGAATGAAACATATCCGCGTGTATTATTAATAAGTAATTCACGACCTGTTGGTTTTAATTGACCGTCTTTGTCAAATACATCTGATTCTTTGAGAATTGGACGATTATCATTTACTAGAAAATAATTTATAAGGGAAATTATATTCTGTGGTTTATCATAAATTGGTGTTGCAGTCATAAAAATTAGCCTTATATTTGTCGCATATTTAAGAACACGAAATAGCACTGGTGTTATTATCTTTGCATCTTTTTCATTACTATCACGTAATTCATGTGCTTCATCTACTATGATAACTGAATTGTTAAATAATTTTTGGATTATTTCTGCGATCTTTTTTTCTTTTTCTTCTTTGTTTTCTATATTTTTAGTTCTTGCCTCAATCTCTTTGTCAACATCTCGCGCCCACATCTTAAAACCTGAAAATTTATAATATCCACGTATTTCTTTATCCACCTTTGATTTTAACTGTTCACAAGCTTCCTCGTTTTTATTCATACATCCACTAACTAACGGTGCTAGTTTTGAATCTTGTATGTATGTGTCACCAGTGCATTGTTTTAAAGGTTCGCCATCCATAACCACATTTGGGTTAAATAACTGGCGCTCAAATTCCATCGGCCGAATGACATAAATCTTGGTATTAGAATTACGTGTTAAATGTTTTAATGATTCTGCTATAGTAATACCCGTACAAGTTTTACCAACACCCATTTCATGATATATAAGCAAGCTGCGATAGGGAGAATATGGTGACATAAAATTACGCAACATCTTAGTAATTGTTTTTGATATGAATATACTAGATTCTTTTTTTTTTGCATCTTCAATGCTTGGTTTATTTTTTTCAAATGATGTATATAATTCTTCTAGACGAGATTTATTCAGGCTTGACTTATACTTCTTAAATAAATCGTGTGTTGAAATCTTATGTGAAAATGCAGGGTCCAATACGCTAGGATAATATTTAGTATATTTATGTTTTCCATCCGAATTTTCGTTATGTTTTGTTTTTGATAATTTAGTGCTCTGTTTCTTAGTTATTTTATAAGTTTTCTTTTTTAATGGTAATGGCATTTTGTCTATTTTATTTATTTTCTTAATATATTTACTTATTAGATTAATCTAATATAATCATAGGAAAAATCATTAGAAAAAATCATTGGAAAATAAATAAAAAAATAAATTAAAACATGGCAAAATGATTAAGACAGGCAGAAAAAATCAGGAAATTCCCACGGATTAATAGGTATAATTGCATTATCTGGTGGTGTGGCACCGCTAGAATTTGATATTACTGTAGTTTGTTTTCCAGGGAGTGGAACACCACTGGCATCTGTTCCTACAGACTTAACGTCCATTTTCAATGTTCCACCGACACAATATGCTTTGGAAGATAATTTATTAAAACATTTAATTGGAAGCCCATCATATTGCATATAATTTTTAACAAACATAGGATTTATATTCGTTAGCGATACGGTACATACATCACCGGTAGCAAATCCCTCACTAGGAGAACTATATCCTTTTCTAATAATTAAGCAACTAATCAATATAATCACCGAAAATGCAATCAGTAATGCAAGTATTTTATTCATTCCTAGCAGCTGTGATATGTAATTTGCAATATTATATTCTAGAATTAAGTAATACTTTTTCCTAGAAGATTACATTAAAATACATTACAATTAAATCGTATTACCTTACCGCACTGCCCACAACGCTGTAATTGCCGACGAGTATGAAACATACTATATTCGCGGGGATGCTTACACTCACGTTCTAGCCGGTCTTGGTCAGCTTGTGTCTTTATGCAAAACCATCCACATTTGGCACATATCTGGCTACCGCCGTTTGTCGCCTGCCGTTTGGAATGGTCGCATAGCAAATAAAATGGTTCATGTTCACCGGTTACCGAGTTTCGCAATCCCCATGTATCAACTGAATATTTAGTATATTGTTCGCCTACAGGGGATGGTTCCTGTTGACGAATCATAAGTAATTGCTGCATATTTTGATTCCAAAATGGATATTGAATACTGAATTGCGGGATGGCTTGTGAGAATACCGCCGGTGGTTGGGATTGTGCTAGATTTAAATCATTAAACGCAGTATCTAGAGATGCCATTTTAGTATGATAGTTCTAGAGTGATTCCAGCTGGCGTGATGTAAATATGATTCTAGAGTAATATTAGATTTTCTAGATATCTTATTTCACGCTAAAGAAAAATAAAAAAAAAATACAGGGTAATTTTGTCTAATCAAGATATGCAAACCCTGCCCGCACGCAATCGGTTCTTTGTTCAAGGAATCGCACTAAGCGACTGTGTTGATCGGCGTTTTTTTCTTCCAACTCCATCTCCACGCAGTGTTCGCCCAATTGGAAGAAAATCTTAGGTTCTGTCTGCCCGAAAAAAGCCTTTATGGCCTCAAGAAGGGTATTGTTGTTCTCCTGGTTCACGTTCTCAAATACCCCTTCCCCTTCTAGGGGGCATTGTTGGTGATTGCAACCTTTCAAGTTGCAATAAGAACATCGAGGATAGCCCCACACCCTGATTTCGCAATCCCAAACCTCGCCTTCGCTTCCCGGGAATTCTGGCGGCTCCATTCCTGGAAGATGGTGTAAGTATTTACCCTACATAGCAATTTTTTATTCATTTTTTATCAATTTGTCCTAAAATTCTAAAAATTATAATAAAATTTCATAATAAAAACTTAATAAAACAACCTAAAATTTATAAATAAAATCGGCATTGTAAATGTCCAAAGGTGTAAACAGGATTTAACTAAGTCTAGCAATTACCTTATTTGCAATTGCTAGTTCAGGTTCTCGTTCATTTTCTGGCTTTTTCTGCCATGCACGAACTAATCCTGCATAGTATGTTCGTAATAGTTTATTTGCATTGCGGTCTATAAAATGATGGAAAACTGCATTCCATTCTTCATTCCAAGTTCTACCAGGATCTTGCTCTTGGTGGGTATTACTTTGTTTTTTCGTTTTCTTACTTCCTGTCCTAGAATTGCTAGAAGAATAATTACCCATTTTCATAATATATCCATCGCCCGATATATACGGCTTTCGCATTGTCATTCCCCCATCAGCCCAGAGTGCCATACTATAAACATTACCAACCATTACCCAATCATATGAATCAAGGGAGAATTCCATAAACCATTTATATACATCATCCGGATGTATACCTACTAAATTCATAAAATTTCCCACCACCATCAACCGCAAGATATGATGGATATAACCGTCATCTAGTGCCATTTTCACTGCATCATCTACTGGTTTCAATCCAGTAGTCGCAGAATACCACGTGGTATTCAATCGCCGCGAATTACCAAAATAATTCCCTGCACGCATTTTGTCACCCGCATATTGATAGATATAGCGTTGATATTCCCGCCATCCTATTATTTGCCGTATAAACCCTTCATAATTAGCAATACCTATTTCCTTAGTATGAGCCTTATAATACCTTGTGATGATATCCACTACTTGTTGTGGAGTAATCAGCCCAATATTCAGCATAGGTGTTATACAGGAATGGAATAGGAAATTACGTGGAACTGAATCAATGCTATCTTCATATTTTCCAAATAAGGCAAATCGCGTCTTGCAGAAGTCGTGAACCCATTCGCGCGCAGTGTCGTGTGTGATAGGAAAATATATAGATTCCGGGGTTATCGAGCGTTCGCCTTTCTGAACGTAGACTGGTTCTAGATTGCGAGGCCAGGTTTTCTGCACATAAGAAATGGCTTCTTCTAGATACTTGCGAGCAGCACAAGAAGGGAGTGAATCATTCCCAGGCAAGGGAGGTACCTTGGTTGATAGTGGCATCATATTGCGATTTTCAGTATCATATGTTTTACTACCAGCGAGGATTCCCATCCGTTCGCGTTGCCAGGTATAGAAACTAGCGTGATAATAAGAGTTCTTGGTTTTCTTACTTCCATCGTATTCCGCCAAGTCTTTAGCAGTGCAGAGAAATCCAGGTGATTCTAGCATTTCAACCTTGGCACCAAATATTTTTTTATACTTGGCTTCTAGAAAAGTATCTATTGGATTAAATAATTTTAGATTATTACTACCTTTTTTAATTTTAGCATATCCACCAGTTCGCACATTAGTATTCATTAGGTCCTTGTACTCTATATATTCAAGCCCCACTCCAGTAGGAATATGTTTTGCAATGTAATCCCTGTAATATTGCATAGTTGCACGGTGATATATGAGTTTCAATTTGTTATAATTCATAGCCATATAATGATGGCCAAAATAAGCAGGTTCTTCGAGGATTATTACACGGGTGATAGGCGCTTCAAGTGATTTAATAGGGGCTAGAAGAATATCATGATGGAATAAATGGACTGGTAGGATTAGAAATGTAGAAGACATAATAAGATATGTTTTTAGCTTTAGCTTTTTTTTTCTCTAGAATCTATTTATAATTAATAAAAGAAATAAGTAATTAAATCACAGAGTATCCTTTAACCGTTTAAAGATTCTTAAAATCATCTTTTTCGGTTATGCGGATAGCGGCGAAAAAATTTAGTTTTCCGCCTTTATTGCATCCCTTAAAAGTAGGTGTTAAAACATAGGGGATTGCTTGCAATCCCCGCTGTTTTTTAACAACGATCGATAAAATCGGCCTGTGTTAAAACACCTACAACCGTTTAAGGGATAAAAAAAAATAGAAAAACGCGATATTAATGCTAATTATCATTTGCAGCATTCATTCTAGCAAATTCTTCTTTTGAAATTACAACTGGCGCTACATGATATTTACGTTGAGTTTCTGTGTTATACCCGTCGTCTATAAAGTTATACCAATCTACAAAATCAATTCCAGGTTCAGTATGAACTTCATCATCATCTGCATTGCCATTACAATCATACCATGACATATTAAAACATTCTGCATCTTCTAATTTATCTAGGATTTCAGAATTATATAGATCTGCTAGTTTAATTTCATATCTTGCTAATAAGATGTACTCTAAAGTAATATTTCTAAAATTGCATTTATGTTGTTCTCCATTATAGCATGATGGGCAAGGTACCTCGTATCTATATATCGTGTTCTGTGGTTTGGCACCTCGTGAAATTAGATACTTTAAAACCCCAGCAGTATTAAATGAAATGACTTTTCTCATAAATTCGATATCATTTAAATTATAATCTTTTCCATGAGTATCGCAATATGTCAGCATATAATCAATTGCAGGAACATCATGTAAAGTTGCCATTGAATAAAGTGGATTATAGCCATTCTCAAAGAGAGAGATATCATTTTCTACATAGTAATCGAATATTTTTTTAATAGTCGCCCATTCATATGTTTCCGCCATTAATTTATGAAGAACAAGTATTATCCGATTAGATTGTACCGAATCGGGTATAGAATTCCAATTATTATCTAGCCTTTCTTTATTATGAATATTTAATCCGTTTTCAATGCAGAAATCAATAAGTTCCTTTAAAACTTGTATTTCATCAGTTTCGATAGCTTTTAAATCCGAAGTATATACCCTATAATTTTTCAAAATATACATTCTAGGAATAAACTTAATGAAAATATTTGGGTCTATAGGCAAGCTTCTTGCCTTATAAGCTTTTAACATAGCTAGAAAATAGTCAATTCGTCCTGATTTAGCTATTTTTTCTAAGGTATCCATATTGCCTGATGACCATCCACCACGAATATTGATTGGTATCCCCAGACGGTCATACATTTCTAATGCGTAATCCATCAGTTTTTTATCTCTACGATATACAAAATCGGAATAGGAAAATATATCGTGAATTATAGTTCTTTCATTAACAGTTGTAAAACCCTTGTTATCCTCATATATTTTTAGAGCTTTAATAATAATATCTATATTACTGCGTGCAAATCCACAGATACTATTAAGAATAGACATACTGTGAGTAATAGATGTTCCAAAACTGCTTTTTTTATGTGCTAACTCTAGATATAATTCAGCATGCCAACAATTATGCAATGAGTTATATTCTTGTGATGTTAGGTTTTCTAATATAATTTCCGTATCTATGCACGATTTAAGATATGACACCTTTTCAAGCGGTGTTTTTAATTGAAAGAATTCCGTCTTGACAAAATGATTCATCTTCCTGTTAGAATACTTTTACTTTTTTATCGTGAATGATTTGTATGTATTCTAAATATGCTTATCTTTTTATATATCAATTTTCTATTTGGTAACGCAGCTAGAATAGCTTGATTTAATTATTAGGACTAGAATAATAATTGCAACTAGTAGGGTTAGAACAAAAATGCAAACTGATATAATAAGATATGGATATATTTGTTCTAGAATATAATTGATAATGGGTTTTAATATTTTCTCTTTAATAGGGCCTTTTATGTCATCACCATCATTAATCTCAACAACGCATCGATTAACTAAATCACAAAGAACTCCTCGCAAATCCATATTTCTATTTCTAGTTCTAGTTCTAATTCTAATTCTAATATACTTCTAGAATCTTTTACCGAAAATAATACTTTTTTGGTTCTAGAGTTCTAGGGTACCGGAAGCCACAGCATAGCCTGTGACTTAAGGGTAGGGTATCTTGGATAATTGCGTATCATTTGATACCTAGAATATATCATTGGATATCAGAATACCAAATACTGTCCTTAACAAGAAGATGGCTAAGGTACCAAAGATTCTTAATTATAAGAACCTATCATATGAAAAATATGAATTCGGACAACCTTTTAAACAACCTAATGGTATTTATCAAGCCACATGTAGTTATAGACTTAGTAAGAATGAAACATTGCCATTCTACTTCGAAACACCTAAGTTGAAAACTGTGAGTGGCATTGTTAAATTAGATTCAAAGTATTATATGGATTTGGAATTACCACAATCTGGAGATGCTAGCAGCTTTTATAATTACCTTCTTAAAACAGATGACCACAACATAACAATATGTCATCAGAATAGCAAAGATTGGTTCAATCAATACATGCCATTAGACGTTGTCGAAAGTTTTTATAAATCACCTGTTATACTGCGACCAAACGGTCAATTACCTGTTATGCGTGTACGACTTCCTAGCTATAAAGGAAATATTCTTACGGAGATTTATAATATAAAAAAGGAAAAAGTAAATGATGTTTTATGTATTGCAGAGGATGATTATATTGTAGGTATAATGGAATTTACTGGTTTAGCATTTATGAGTCAGAGTTTTTATCCAGTGTATGAATTACAGAAGATCAAAATATTTAAAGAAAATGAGCACCGGGTACTACCCACGGGGTATATATTCAGTGATTTTAATGAAAAGGTTGAGCTAGATAAGATTACAACATCAGTAGAAGAGGAACGTATTTTAAAAGAACCAACTAAGCTGGAAACAAAACCAGCACCAGTTGCAAATATAATTACTCCTGCACCGGCTACTCTTGCAATCTCTAGTAATCTTTCTAACCCTGTTAGCTCCATTGAATCTAAATCTGCAAATACTAGCGTATCAACTAAAACTACTACAATCTTGAATGAAAATATAGAAAAGATTTTAAAGATAAAAGAACCTGCACCAGTTGCAATTATATCTAATATATCACCCACCAATCTATCACCATCCAATGTATCAATAACTAATGTAAAAAAAGATGAAAAACAGGAACCATCTTTATTTGATATAGTAAAGAATAATACTTTAAAAAATGCACTTATAGATGATGATATATTTATGCAACACAGTCTTGGAATTAAGACAGCTTATCAACAACGTGAAGCTAATTTACGTAAATATTTACAGAAAAAGAATAAGCAAGATACTATTACAATTTTAAGTAATACATCTAGTAATAGTAATGATAAATCATCTGATGTAGAAACACCTGATATAAATAGTTCTAGTGAATTAAAAAGTTATCAAGAGACTTCTCTTGCAGAAAATTTACAAGAAAATAATTGTACTGATAATAAGATTAGTACTAGCGTATATATTCAAGATAAACCTAAAGTAGAAAATCTTTCAGAGACACATTCAAATCATGCAAATGTTGATGAAGCTACTCTAGAGATTTCGGATTTTCAAAATGAACCAGAAAATATAAATGATAATTATGATAATGATGATAATGATGAAAATGATGATGATAGTGATGATGGAATAGATTATAAGATTCTAGATGACCTAGAAGTAGTTGTATTCGAAGACTAAAGTAAAATTAAAATATGTTAAAATAATTAGTAGATACTAACCATACTAATATTCTAAATCGCTAGGAAAAATGGTTCTAGGTAATAGTTCCAAATTTACAGAAGGTTTTACTTCATTCACAGCTGATGATGATTTAATGATTGCAAATCTTAAACAGGCATTAAATTACTCTAGAGAAAGTGTAGCCATTCCCGATCCATCTATTAATATTACTGTACCAGCTACTACAAAATCCAATGTTTCTTCAATGAACTCTACAATGGGTGGTCGAAAGAATAATACTTTACCAACTAATATATCTGATATGGGTTCAGGAATGCCATCTACAACTCCTAGTTTTACAATGCCTACGCAACCTATACCAACTATGCAACCAATGCCTACTAATACTGAAATTGGTATGGCAAAAGGGACTACTACTACATCACCACAAATGACAATGGCTATTAGTACAAAACCTGCAACAACCAAACCATCTAGCATGCCTACTATGTCCAACATGCCTACTATGTCTAGTATGACAAGTGTATCAACCTTTAAGAATGTTGATAAATTTAAGAATATCAAGCGTGTAATGAATAACGGTGATGAAGATGATGAAGAAGATTCTGATGATGAAGACGCAGTTCTAGAGGAAGAAGATCGTACCAATGTATTTGATGAAGAAGCAAAGGCTGCTGCTGGAAAACATAGTACTACGCGCCGGCATAGTGAAAAAATCGAAGGTTTTCGTGGTTCTATGGAAATTGAATCTAAGGAAATGCGAAATATTCTTTTAGCGGTGTTATTAAGTTGCATTGGATATCTAGTAGTTTATTGCATGGGAAATAATCTACTACCTCTAGATGATATATCACCACAACTCAAGAAATTCAAACGTTTGGTATATGCAGGTCTCTTCTTTTTAATTACCTATATCTGTCTAGAAGTATTTTAGAATCTATAATCTAGAATCTGGAATCCAATATTCTGGATAAAAATATTAATAAAATATAGTTAATGCTAGATTGATAGATAACCAGTGGATAAAATGAACTCAAAATTAGATTATCAGAATGAACTAGATACTAGTAGCACCGGCAAATCACTACACTTAAATTTTCTTGTTAAAGATGTTGCATTAAAAGCTTTATTATTTGGTATGGTCTTTTACATATTGAATTCAAAACTAATGAATAAATTGCTTAGTTGTCTAGATGGATTTCCATGGATTGAACGAAATCTAGTGCAAGCAATATTATTTGGATTGGTATTTTATGTTATTAGCGTTAATTTATAATTATTAGCCTGCGGCAAGTTTATGACCGAAAATTAAATATATTATTACTCGTAAAAAGTAATGTTTTAACTATAAAAAGTATAAAAATATTAGTCCATTAACTCCCCCGGGTTATAGAAAAAATGGATAAAAAGAAATTATCGACAAAAATTGATTTTTTTTTAAATAATGTATTTATTAACTTGTGATTGCAATGTCTTCCACTTTGGTGCCTCTTCTGAGCCGCAACGCCAACCTTGGTGTCCCTCTCTCGACCTTTTTCGAGAAGAAGCACACTGTGCCCACCACTGGTGTTGCTGCGAAGCGACGTGAACGCCGCATGTGCAATGCGGCCGAGCAAGCCCGAAATGGACCATTATCACTTGTCAAGAAACCCGTGTTTTACCACGGTGTGCCCATTCCAGGCTACCCTGGTCCTCAATAGCTGATTGATTTTAGCTACTGATGACTGTTGCCTGTATGTGCATCTTTTTTTATTTTTTATATTTATTTTTTGATGATAATTAACATACCGTCTTAAATTTAATTTATTACACCATTAAAATAAACTAACATTGAAACAATATAAATTATAACGCAAAAAAAAAAATTTAAAACTGATGTACTGTCTTATATTTAAGCCGGAGAGAAAAAGGAATATATAAAAAAAGTCCATATTAGTGATTATTCCTCTTCAACCTCAGGTGCTAAACATAGCCGGATGAATCCTAATCCTGGCATTTCTGCAGAGATTACAATAGGATAATTATTCCTAATCATAATCTTTAATGTATTTGATAGATTAGCACATTTGCTAAATTGCACTAGGCTCTTCAGTTTAAATACACCCTGAACTATTTCATCCGGAGTATTTGCCTCAAATTGCATTCCATTTGAAGTAGGCTTAATCTGAATCTCTTGCGATGCTGACTCATTATAACCCTTGAAAATCAAGGTATTATTAACGACCATAATTTCAATCTTATCACTGAATTGACTAATTTCACGACAAATCTTTTGAAACCGTGCACTAGATATGATAATCACTGAATTGAATGTAGGCGAAGGAATATCGCGTTGAGTTACTGGAATATCAATCAGACTCTGGTAAATAGTATTATTAATATTCTCTTCTTTATTGAACCGCTCAATACCAATACGATTAACATTATCCTTTGTTACAAAAAGCTTCAAAGTGTCCTGATTCTCTAGGTTCTTAATGATTCGAAAGAAATGCTCCAAATTAATGCCAAGAATAACTGGTTGCTCGCACTTGAAATCTTCAAATCCATCCTTAAATAATTTCATGTGTATAAGAACTGTGCGACCTGAATCAATCGATAGTAATTTAATACCATCGGCATTACATTCCAAATTACCATCAGTCAGCAAATCTTTCAATAGTTCGGTTAAATATTTAATAGGTTGCGTCTTAGACGTCCATAAATGAAAGATATATTTAGAAAAATCTTTTTTATCAGTGATGGCACTGGAAGTATCGGATGTGGATGTAGAAACTGCGGCTGCCATGGATGATTTCTAAATAATCTATATTCTAGAAGTAATAAATTATTTCAAAACTTTTAACTAGAAATAGCTAGTATATTTTGTTTTATATTCTTTAATTTAACCCACCACAATTCATGATATCATTATTTTATGCTTTGAATAAATAAATTGTTGTATATGAAATAACTGTTAGCAGGACAAAACATGCAAATACACCACCAAGTGATTGCGCACGAACTAAACCAATAAATGTTATTATCAGAAGAAATACTATACAAAGGAGAATATTAATACCATCCATTGTATAAAATAATACTACAAATTGTAATTGATATACTTCTAGATAGATATACTATAATAATTCCATATAATTTAATCACTAAATAAAATAAAGAAACAATTAGCTAAGAACAATCATAATGCAAAATTGCTAGAAAACTAGGAAAACTAAAAACAAAATCACTGTAGATATGTACCACGATGATATTTACCATCATTATATTTATAACAATTTAGTGGCTGACCGTTATTACGTTTTGTCTTATCTTTATCTATATTTTGAGTATGAGACTTAAATATTACTTTATCATCTACCAACATAAATGATTCAGGTAAATTCAAATCTTCAACATTCACTTCCTGATTCATCCATAACTTAATAATACTAGAATTCTTCTTAGGACTTATACTAATTCCATTTACCTTGGTAGAATGTGTACCTAGATTACCTGTTATAAAATGACCTATTATATCTACCCAATATTTATATGCATTTTTTCTATCGACTTTCCAACTAATACATCCACCATTTATATTATGTGAATCCTCCCACATTGGCAGAATTGGGTCGGCCATAATGAAAAACATACCCATTTCAATCATTTCCCGACGGATAAACTTATCTAAAACCCAAAATTCTTCTAGTGAGTTAAAAGATAAAATTTCTATATACGACTCCAGCGAATAATCATTATTCTCCGGGGCATGATAATAGAAATTATAGGCACGTGATAATTCAGTGCAATTTGACTTAAGATTTTCTGACATCTTTTAACTATATCCTAGAGGAATATATTTTTTATATTAAAAAAATCGCGATACTATCTTTATATTTATAATTTGATAATCTGGAAATCTACAAATCTGATTATTTGATAATTATTTTATCCGTATAGTATAATAGTATAATAAGAATCACAAAGGATTAGTCTTTGAAAATGAATATTCTATTACCTCTAATTGTGCTAGTTATCCTAGCAGTATTGTATGCTGGAACAGTAAATAATGCTCGTACTCGTCTCTATGTAGTGATTGGTGTACTAGTTATTGTTTTTGGTCTATGTTGGATGGAGCTACGTCCTAGCGGACGAGGACTTGGTTGGATGTATGAGGGTTTTAGTGGGTCTGGTTTGGGAGGATATGCACCTCTTGATTACACTATGCGGGTTGTTGATAGCAACCCTAATATGGCTGGTTCTGCAGGTTCAACTCCCGGCGGTTGTGATGGTTATAATTATCAGAATCTTAATTCTTTATTATCACCTCTAGGAACATATGATGGAATCCGTCTTCCTAACAAGATTGATACCGCACCATTAATGGGTAAAGTGTTTATCACTTCACCAGTAGGTGATGATATCCAACTTACTGAAGACCCTGCCAGCAAGAACTTTCCTACGGTAGATGGTACTCCCAACGGCGAAAAACACTTATTCGTCTTTGCCAAGAATAATAGAAGTCCATTCTGCCATTCACAATACAGTAGTTCAGAAGGTCAGGTCTGTATATCTCCGGAACAAGTGAATATGTTTATGGGTCGCGGTAAGAATCTAACTGCACCCCAAGAATATCCTAGCATGTAAAAAATCAAAAAATATAAAAAAAAATTAATTTTTTGATAGTCTTCTTTATCCTTATAACTGGTATCCCGATACTGCTAAGTATCCTTAGGTCTTGGTTATGCGGATACCAGTTAAGAGATAAAAAATGGATGTTTTGGTTTTTTTATTTTGTAAAAAATTGAATTTTATAAAAGAGTTATATTATATTTACCTTGCGATTTCAATTCAATACAAGAAATGCTTTGCCTTAAATGCAACAAAATTTGCCTATGTTCATCACACTTAAAAATTTGTAAAATAGGTGATAGCGATTTTAGTAGCGATGAACTTGAAAAGATTATTGAATTCAATCCTAAAACTATTGAATTACATCATATAAATCAAAAAATCATTGAAATTTTAACAATTCTATTGCAAAAAACAGAACTACATAAAATATATATTAATGATATTAATTTGTCTGGTGACAAAGAATTTTTAAATGCATTACCATATGGTATTAAAGATATTAATGCAGATTTTAATTTGTTTGTTATAAAAAATTATCCAACTTCTATAAAAAATGTTTATATAACTTTTAGAAATTGTAATGAACTTATGTATTTACCTGATTCTGCAGAAACTTTATCAGTTGTTATGAATAATGAATATATATCATTTGAAAATATTCCTAGTAGTCTAAAGAAATTATGCATTTCAACATCTGATTATAATGATGATGTGAAAATTAATTTTAATAATCTTAATGAATCAATAGAAACACTAAAACTTGATATTAGTCAAACTCCAGATACATATCATATGATTGAAAATTTTGAAATAGAATGTGAAAAAGATTTACCTAATATTAAAACTTTAAAGATATATGGCAATACCCATAAATATTTCACATTTACTAAGATATATAATTTTATTAATCATTGTATAAATTGTGAAACATTAACTCTTTGCACTAGACAATTTTACGATTATTTAGGGTCCGGACATGAACCTATTTTAAATTATTTTGAATTGTCTTGTTTACCACAATCTATAAAAACAGTATACCTAATTATTGATAGTAATGATAAAAATATCCATAAACGATTTAAGAAATACATCGCACAACATCCTGAAATATCATTTCATTTATTAAAGTCTAATCCAGAAAATATCAAGAAATATTGTGAAATAACAGATGAATAAGTATGTAAAATCTATCCTAGCATTCTAACATTGATTTGCCTTAATACTAAACATCTTAGTTGTTAGTATAATTTTTCTAATTTTTATTATATCTTGTCCAAACCCACTTTCTAGTATTGCTAGGTTGACTTTGGCAATTGCTTTATCTATCCGACGAATTATTGTTCTAATACCTGATGATTTAGCACGTATTATTTTTTTCTTAATTATACCGCTATTCCCACTTGAAATTCTGGAACACCTTGATACTAATAATTGCATAATTTTGGATTTATTTTTCATAATACACTTTATACTAGATGCAGCATTACCAAAATATTTATGCATGATTTGTGGTATTAAATGCTTCTCTATAATAACTGCTTTGTCTGCAGGTGTATAAGTGTGAAATCGAATGACTTCCATTCTATCTAGCAATATAGGGTTTACTTGACGACGGTCATTAAATGAAAATACAAATATTGCTCGGGATAAATCGACCGGTATGCCATCCATATATTGGTCTTGAAAATGCGCATTCTGTGCAGGGTCAGTAAGATGGATTAACAGATTCATTACCTCTTGTCCCCTCTCTGTATTGCTGACTTTATCTAGTTCATCGAAATAGAAAATGGGATTCATGCATTTGGCTTGTTTAAGGGCTTGTATTATTTTACCTGGTCCGCTGCCAATATAAGTATAATTCTGACCTGCTAGATATGCGGATTCACTAGCACCACCTAATGAAATAAATTCAAATGGTAATCCTAATATCTTTGATAAACCTTCTTTAATGAGAGTAGTCTTGCCACATCCTGGAACTCCCTCCACTGCAAATACCGTCCCGGTAGTGCTAGGATTACTAATCATTCGCGCTATAATTTCTAGTATATGTGTTTTAGTTGCTTGTTGCCCGTATATTACGTTGTCTAATTCTGCTCTAGCAGTTTGCAAAATATCTTTTGCTTTTGTGTTTGTGTTTGCATTTGCTTTTGATATTTGAGTTTCAGCACCACCTTCTAGGTATGTGTTTATATAGTTTGGTGTGTTGTATTTACCAAAAGGAATCGAAAGCAGATTATCCATCCATTGAGATAGTTTACAATATTCTGCATCTTGGGTATCCATCTTCTCTAGCATTTGTAATTTGCATATCGCCTGCATGCGATAGTATGGAGATAATCCTAATTCAAGAATTGTTAGCATTTTTGGTTTATCTTTATCTTTTTCATATTTTAATGCATTACAATCCTGACCTACTGTGTTTGTGATTTTATTATAAATTTCGATTTGTTCCTCTTTAGATTTTGTAAGAACATATTCTAGCATTTCAATAAGTTGCTGTTTGCTAGGTAATAAATTCTCCAATAACAAATTACCAAATCGTTCTGCTAGAATATATGTTTCGGTCGATGGTAATAAATTATACTTACCTAACACACGATATATATCATTTTTAGAAGGGGATTTATCAGTGGATTTACCTGAGGAATTATCAGGAGATAAATCTGAACCGTTATTATTTGGTATAGTGATGCTAGAATCATATGCAGGTAGTGCTTTCAGATTATTTAATGAATCATATAAGTCTTCAATGCTAGATGTTGCTTCTTCCGTTGAATCTTTCAAATCACGGAACCTTTCTTCTAGTTTCTTTATACGAGATTCTAAACTCTTATCTGTCATCTACAAAACCAGTTTCAATTCTAATTCTTAATAATCAAAAGGATTTAAAAAAATGAAAATATTACCAATAAAAACTTATTACAAATAAAATTATTATTAAACAATGGATATGGATACATATTACAAAATGGATACATTAAAACAACATGAACGATATAAATACATTAATCCATATTATAAAACTATACAAATTTCCAACACTGGTAAGAAATTAACACAACAACATTATGATTTCATGCGAAGTGAAAATATAGAACAAATATATTTCAATGATTCTCTTGATATAATAGACTTTTCACAAGTGCCAAATTGTGTGTATAGCCTAATAATAGAAGGTAGATGTAAATACTTTGATACTGCATTAATTCCATCTAGTATAACACATTTATTCATTAAAATACCATTTAATATAAATGCATTACCATCACAAATAAAACTTCTAGATATACAATTTTTAAATACATTTTATAAATGGGATTCCAGTTCAAATCTACCTCCTAATTTAGAATATCTAAGGATAAGTGGAAGAATAAAGATGCCGATAGACAGTTTGCCACAAGGTCTAAAATATTTAGAAATCACCAACAATATATTTTATGAAAAACTGGATAATTTACCTCCTAGTCTAGAGTATTTAGAATTAAGATGCAAACATACAGATTTTCTGCAGAATTTAACACAACTACCAGAAAGTCTAACTACTCTAATATTAGATATTGACGATGCTAAATATGATAAATTTACTTTATCTAGATTACCGATAAATTTAAAAAAACTTAGTTTATCATCGAGATATGCGGATTTAGATGTTAATTTTCCAGATAATCTAGAGAATCTAGAAATAAAAACTAATCGATATAACCTAGCAAGTGATATTATACCTAAATTGCCTGCAAATCTAAAGCATATAAAATTTGCCAAAATTATTGCTACAGATGAAGATGCTACAGTATTAGATATCCATAAATATGCACCAAATGCTATTTGCAAATTTATAAATACATAGCGATATGATAAAATATTTAACGTTAAAATTGATTACAAAAATAATAATAGAATACTAATTCATAACATCCTAAGAATAAGTAAAGCGGCGTAAATTTACCGGCTTTATGCAGCTAATAAAAAATTGATTTACTTTTAGTATTTTTTTGAATATAAAAATATAATATAGTAATAAGTATTACTATATCCAAACCCCGATTAAGTAATTAATAGTCATACAAAGCCATGACAGCACGTAATTTAGATGCAAATTATGAAGTTGGTTTTATCAATGGGGTTCAATTTGGAGTTTATAGTCCAGAAACTATATTGAAAAAATCAGTAGTAAAAATTAATGTCGAAGCTCTATATGATAGTAATGGTGAACCACGTATTAATGGTTTATTTGACCCGCGTATGGGTTATATTGAACCACGTTTGAAATGTAAAACATGCGACCAGACCTATATTAATTGTCCGGGACATTTTGGTCATATTGAACTACCTAAACCATTATTTAATTTGCAATTTGAAGATGCAATTTTAAAAATACTAAAATGTGTATGTATCAAATGTAGTCGTCTATTGATTAATAAGGAACATCAGATGTTTAAGAATATTATTGCATCCACTCGTGGAAATTATAAGGACCGCTTTGAAAAAATCTATAAACAATGTAGCAAGGTTAAAACCTGTGGTGCAATAGATAAAAAGGGTGATAACCGTTATGATAATGGTGGGTGTGGAGCTATTCAACCTAGCAAGTATAACAATAAGCTACGTAAAGACTATACCATTTCCGCTGAATGGAAATATGAATCGGGTGAAAATCCAATTAACCTAATCCAAGAACTCAATGCAGAAATAGTCCTTGCTATATTTAAGCGAATTACTGATGATGACGCATTAGTAATGGGATTTAGTCCTAAATGGTGTATGCCTAGCTGGCTTATTATCACCGTTTTACCAGTGGTTCCACCTAGTGTTCGTCCTAGTGTTCGTCAGTATAATAGTCAACGCAGTGAGGATGATTTAACTAACAAGTATTATGATATCATTAAGTTCTGCCAGATGTTAGAAAATGAGCTAGGTAAGGGGGTTAATGTTCCGCCCGAAAGGATTAAACAATACACTGATACTTTGCAACATAGTGTAATTACTTTATTCAATAATGAAATGAAGGATATTCCGGAAGCGCAAACTCGCGGAGGTCGCAAGATGAAAACACTGCGGCAACGCTTGAGTGGTAAGGAAGGACGTATCCGTAATAATCTTATGGGTAAGCGTGTGGATTTCTCTGCACGTTCTGTAATTAGCCCGGATGCAAATCTTACTATTGAAGAGTTGGGTGTTCCGCTAGTGATTGCTATGAACTTGACTTTTCCTGAAACGGTGAATAAGTATAATATCACGCGACTATATCAATATGTGCGAAATGGCCCACGGAAGTATCCGGGTGCAAAGAGTATTAAAACAGCACGTGATGGGCGGGAACATATGATTCTAGATGATAAGGATACTAGTAAGTATGTTCTAGAATTTGGTGACGTTGTTAATCGTCATTTGATTAACGGTGATATTGTGTTATTCAATCGACAACCATCTTTACACAAGATGAGTATGATGGCACATAAAGTACGAGTTATGGAAGGGCACACCTTCCGACTGAATGTAGATGTTTGTAAACCATATAACGCAGATTTCGATGGAGACGAGATGAACCTCCATGTAGGAGTTTCTCTTCAGACAGTTGTTGAGTTAAAATACTTAGCAGCTGTTTCGAAGATGATAATTAGTCCTAGTGAGAATAAACCTATTATTCAACCCGCACAAGACAATTTGCTGGGGTTGTTTAAACTAACCGACGATAATGTATTCCTATCACAACAGGAGTTTATGAATATGTTGGTGGGAATAGAAAAATTCAATGGTGTTATACCAGAACCTGCAGTAAGCAAAGATAAAGTCTTTAAATGGACTGGTAAGCAACTATATTCCATTATATTACCGCCAATTACTTATTACCAGAAGACGAGTGAAAAGAATCCCCTTATTAAAGACTTGGTAATTGAAGAAGGTATACTGAAGCAGGGACAAGTGGAGAAGGGTGCATCGAATAGTATTCTACATCAAATCTATAATGATTACGGCCATAAGGAAGCGACACGTTATCTTAATGATTTGCAACGTCTTGTAACTCGATACATGGTGCGTAGTGGTTTCAGTGTGGGTATTTCGGATTTAATAGTGCCGAAAGAAGTTCGCAAGCATAATGAAGAAGTTATTCTGCAAGGGAAGAAGGATATTATTGAACTAACTAAGAAAGTCCATTTGAATATCTTGGATAGTTCGATTAGTTCTAATGACCGCCTTAATATACTTTACGATTCAATGATTGGTGGTATTACTAAGAAAACAGAAGATGCAATTCGTAAATCAATAATGCAAAAGATGGATATGTCGAATCGTATCAAATACATCGTATCTAGTGGTTCAAAGGGTGCAGATATCAATATTCAACAAATGATGTGTCTAGTAGGTCCTCAATCTATTGATGGCAAGCCTGATATTCCAAAAGGATTCACAGACCGCACACTACCCCATTATCCACGATATGAATCTAGTGGTGAAGCCCGTGGATTTATTACCAGTAATTTCTTAAATGGTCTTAATCCACAGGAATTCTTCTTCCACGCTATGGCTGGTCGTGAAGGTGTTATTGATACTGCGGTTAAGACTGCAAATTCTGGCTACTTACAACGTAAGCTAGTAAAGTGTATGGAGGATTTAAAGGTAGCACACGATTTTAGTGTTCGTGCTAGCAATAATGATATCGTGCAATTTTGCTATGGCTATGATGGATTCAATTCCGTTGATTTAGAAGTTCAAAAGAAGTTTGATTTTATCAAGATTTCTCTAGAAAAGTTGCAAGATAAGTATTACTTAGACCCAACAGATAAATATGATTATGTTTTGGCAACTGAAATAGCCAAGATGAAAAAGATAGATGGATGGCGTGACAAGATGCTTGAATACAATAAGAAACTAGAGACCTTAATAACTGAATTCCACGAAATATATAGCAAATTTAATAGTAAGATTGACAATGCTAGTATTTACTATCCTGTTAATTTCAATCGGTTGATTCTAAATACGATAAAGCAATTCAAATTAGCAGATGTTGCTAAGTCAGATATCCATCCGCTAGAGATTATTGCTGAAATTGAGTCACTAATTGAATATACTCGTATTCACGGACAACGTAATATTGGGTGTGAAGTTCTGATTTGGAATTACTTGGCACCAAAGATTCTTCTACGTGATAAGAAATTTAATCGTATGGCGTTCATGCATGTAGTGAATGCAATAAAGACACGTTGGAAGTATTCTCTTGCTGAGGGCGGTGAAATGGTCGGTCCACTCGCAGCCCAAAGTCTAGGAGAGAAGACTACCCAGATGACTTTGCATAGTGTCGATTGGGAAACAGAAATTCTAATTGCTAAGAATGGAGATATAATAACACCAAAGATTGGTGAGTTTATAGATTCATATTATAATGAGTGCCTAGCAGACGCAGAAAGAAAGAAGAAGATTCAATATATTAATGATGGAAAACAAATATATATACCGTTAGATGATGGTAATGATTGGCGTGCATATTCCTGTGATGAAGATGGAAAGGTGATGTGGACTAAGCTAGAAGCAATTACCCGCCACCCTGTAGTAAATGAAGATGGTAGTGAAACTATTCTGGAAGTTGAATTGGAGTGTGGCCGCATAGTAAAGGCAACTAAAGGAAAGTCTTTTCTAGTCTATAACGAAGCCCAAAACAAAGTTATTGAAATTAATGGCTCAGAATTACAAGTAGGTGATTTATTACCAGTTTGTGAAGGGCTAGAGATGGATGATAGCTTTAATGAATATACACATTTAGATTTGAAAGAATATTTATCACCAACTGATTATATCTATAAGGATGAAGTTAATAAAGCACTTACAATAATGAATCAATCTAATGACAGAAAATGGTTTTATAATAATCAAGGTAAAACATTCAGAGTTCCCTATAATAGAATAGATTCATTTAAAGAAGCATTTTGTGGTTCTTCAAGACGTGATAGTATTCTACCAACAATCAAAGACGGATGTGTATATCCTAAGAGCACGCGTAGTTGTTCTAGTAATATTCCCGCAAAGATTGAACTAAATGCAGAATTTGGTTATTTTGTTGGCGCATATCTAGCAGATGGTATGGCAAATGAACTAAGAATTATAATTAGTAAAAAAGATGATAATTTTATTAATCCAATAAAAAACCTTATGAAAAAATGGGATATTGGATATCGCTATGTTGAATCTGTAAAGAAAGAAAAAGAAATTAAATATAATGATGATAATGGCAATGAAGTTATTGAAACAAAACAATGGAAATCATATGACCATATATTTCAATCAACATTACTAGCTGAACTAATATCTAAAGTATTTGGTAAAAATTGCAATGATAAGATTATTCCTAAATGGATATTACAAACATCAATTGAATTTAAGAAAGGATTAATTAGTGGTTATTTTAGTGGTGATGGTTGCCTAAGTATTGATGGGGCTATAAGTGCTTCATCAGTTGGTAAAGAAATGCTTAAAACCATAGGATTGATTTTAAATGAATTTAATATTAGTTGGACTATTCATGCTAAGAAACAAAATCTAGAGCAATTTCCAAACGCCAAAGAATATATTTATAATAT